GGCATCGAGCCTCTGACATTCCACCCAAGGAAGAATCAGGCATCCGCTATCTGTTATTTCCCTTATAGTGGGTGGATTTTTTCCTTAATTTAGACTAATACTGGTCTGATTTTGGGGAGTAGCATACCACAAAGGTCATGCCGCGAGTATAAAAGCTAAACAGGAATAAGTCGCGCGCAAGTGACAGCGACGTGTTTGCCGGCAATTCCAAAGCTTTCACTCGCTTGATGTCATTGAGCGAGATTGCGCGTTTCACGGTTTTGCTGATACCTGTGTAAACGTGCTTGAACGGGTATTTCTGCTCCGTCATACCTTTCTCCACGGCCTTATTGTAAACCGCGCGCAAGATGCGCATATAAAATGAAGTAGTGTTCGGGCACAAGCCGCGAGCGGTCATCGAACCCTCGTACAATAGCATCTCATCTGAGGTGATGGCATCCAACATGATGTCCTCACCGTTGCGGTAATCGCGGTAACTATTCAGCGCTGTTTGGTATGTCTCGCTCGTGCGAATCTTGCCACGCTGTTGCAGCTGTGCAATCTCGCGCTGCATGAAGTTGAACAGAGTATGCTCCTGCGATATGCGTTGAAACTCAGCAATCACTTCATCAGGAGTGTAAGCGTAGCCACGTTTATCGAAGTCGTTGATAATGCGGTTTAGTCGTTCGATGTCCCAACGGATGCTGTCGCGAATGCCTGTCAAAACCTGATTGCGAGTGGCATCGCTGCCACACACAATTATAGATTTTGCACCGTTCCATTCATCATCGAAGTATGGGGCACAGAACGAAGCGTATAATTGAAAAGTGAGGGATTTTGAAGGGATTAATTTGATATTTAATAAGTTAGGTGGATGAACGGGGATGACCGCCGTAAAACGAAGCGTTTAATTTGCTTTAATTTTGGTTTACATTCAAGGTGCAAAAGTTTACAATGTGGTTGTCGGTGCCTTTACGCCGGTGGTAGATTGATTAACATCGCTGATCAGGATGGTGAGATGGGTGTTGTGGAGTCGGCTTGCGCCGATTTTTTTGTGGTTTTTCCGAAAATTATTTTATTAGAAATATTCTATATAGCCTTTATTTAGTATATTTGCACATGAATTATAATTGTTACTGATATGACAAAAGTTGTACACGTTCATCTCATTGGGAAGCGCAAGGATTATTATTTCGGAAGCATTTCTGCAATATATACCATACTGACGCCGGAAGAAGTGGGCGCAAGTAAGAATTACCTGCTCCATGCCGGGCTGTCAGGCGGTGGCACAATATGCACGAAAAGGGCTATTATAAAGCAATCTACGCTGATTACGTGTAGTCGTGGAGCAATGTCAGACGAAGCAAAAGAATAGCGTTATAACGGCGTTATTTGGCGGTTTGAACGCAGTAGGGTAGGGCGGTCGAGAGATTGCCCTATTTTTATGTCAAAAAGTGCCGATTTTGGCGACTGGGGTTATAGGTGGGGTTACAAACTGGGGTTACATTTTTGAGCAACTGGGGTTACACTTTTAGGGTTTTCGACATACAAAAGGAGGTATAAGCAAAATACTAAAATTCTGGAATAGGTGGCAAAATAGGGGGGGTATAGGTATAAGAAAAAACTGCCCTATTTTCAAATCGCACATTAATATATAGGCAGAAAATCAGCGACTTAACTATTTGAAGATAAAAAATAAGGGGGTACACCCCGAAAAGACACCCCAAAAAGGGTGCCAGGGAGACACTTGGAGCACCTCCGGTATTACATCAGACGTACCAATGCAGTCACCAAGGCGACATGGTAGATGGCGGAACGTGGCAACTCAAAAGGGTCGTATTCCGGGTTTTCGGATACCAATGTGATTGTGTCGATGGAAGAACCCGGTTTAATCTTTTTGAGAAGTACACCTTGGTCGGTGTTGACCACGTATGCTTTGCCCCATTGAAAGAATATATCGGAAAGGGGAAGCACTTGACAGGCTATAAGGTCTCCGCTATGGTAACGAGGCTCCATACTGTTACCACGGACAGTAATTACATAGTCGGCTTTGACACCCGGAATCAGAACGCGGTCGCATTCATATTCGTTGATAGGCTCCTCCCCTTTAAAATAGCCGGCCATAGCTTCGATTGGAATTAGGGGAACACCCTTGGTCGGGTTGTCGATAACTTTACCAAGAATTTCAGAGCTATCTGCGAGCATAGCACCTCTTCCTGACAATAACCACCTTGGAGATATGGTGGGGAATGTGTCAAGTATTTTTGACAATTTGTCTGAACCTAATGCCCCATCGTCTTTCATGTTGCTGATGTTACCTCTCCCGAGTCCGCATTTTTCTTCAAAGCTCCTTATCGATAGGTCATAATAAGTTGCGAGTTCTTTTAGTCGATCTTTTATAAAATTCATTTCGTCAAAAATTTTTGTCAAAAATATTTGCACTGTCAAAAATAAGTGTTACCTTTGCAGCGTGTTCAATAATGAACGCCCCCAAAGATACGAAAATTTAACGAAATAGAGAAATACAATGAGTGAGACCAAGGAAAGCAAGGAACGCCGGTTAAGACGAATCTTCAATTATTCGTCGATTCTCTACGAGATGTGTGATGAATTGATGTCGGACATGGAAGTGATGGACGACAAAGGAAATATCAACATCATTGAGCATGATGAGCCGGCATATATAGAGATAGGCAAAATACACAGTGAGCTTGAGAACCGGATGGAGTCAATGGCGCAACTGATAAAAGGACAGGCATAACCTTAAAAGGGGATTGCCGATAAAACAATTCAAGATGAGAAAGTTATCAGAAGATATGGCAGTGCGAAGCTTGGAGCTTGTGTTTCATAGCATAGACCGGTACCGGGAGGATATAGACAAGGTCTTGGCGCAGGTTGAGAATACGCACAACGAATATGAGTTGCTCCACTTCAAAGCATACCAAGCTTTACTTGCAGCAGACCGTCATTTTGAGTTGGCAAAGGAAGAAATTATTAAACAGTTAAATAAGTAGACATGAAAAGAAGAATCACCGCAACTACAAATGACCTTTCATTTTTAATGAAGGCATTTGACTGCACAGAACGAATGGTGCGCAAGGCGCTATCGTATGACTCGGATTCAGATCTTGCAAAGCGAATCAGAATCGGAGCAATCAAACATGGGTGTCATCAGATGGTAGAGCTGCTCGAGATGGAAACGATGCATGACTCGGACAGCTATATGCGTCAGTATATGCCGAACGGAGCCATGCTGGAGTTCAGTAAGGAGCAGGGCACGTGTGACGTGATATTCAAGGGTGACAAGGTGAAGCATTATGAAGATGTGATGCTTTCCGAGATATCAGGAATACAAGCATTTGCAGAGGCATTGAGATAAGGGAGAGCGATATGGAATACTACGGAGGCAGATTATGCATATCGATGCGCGAGCTTGTGGATGAGGGCGTGATGAGCGCACCCAACTATAAGCGACTGTCGGCAGCCGGTAAGCTTGATGTAGCGAAGAGGGGCGGAGGCGCTTCAGGCAGCTATGCGCTTGTCGTAGTAGATAGTCTTCCAACACGTTTTAAGGAAAAGGTAAAGGAATTGCACCCGGAAGGCAACAATGTGCTGCTTGCCGGATGGGTAAAAGAGAACTATGAGGTAGATCAATCAGCCATGGCATATTTTTTCAGTGTTGAGAAATGTGGAGTGCAGTTGACGCCGGAGAAGGCACGTGAATATATAACGAATGCGTCGGTGCTGAATTGTTGTATTCGTTTGTATGACCGCGCATCGATGGCACAGAAGCTGATGGGTGGCAAATATGATTGGTCGCGAATGGCAGCCTGCATAGAGAGCTTACGAAAATTGTACGGGCACACATTGCCGACGTCCACGCTACGTTTCCGAAAGAAGGTGGCGGAATATAAGAGGGATGGGTATGGATGTCTGATAAGCGGTAAGTTTGGAAATCAGTCAGCGCGCAAGGTTAACCATAAGACAGAGCGACTGATAGTAGGCATAGCCGTATTGCCGAACAGACCATATAATACCAATGTTCTTGAATTATATAATTCCTTTGTGTGTGGAGAGCTTGATATCTACGACCCGGAAACGGGAGAGGCCTTCAATCCGGAAGACTTCACAGACAAGAACGGCGAGCCACAAGTATTGAGTGAGAGTACAATAGCGAACTACCTAAATAAGCCCAAGAACCGCGTTTTGATAGAGCATAAGTTAAATAGTTTTACCACATTTATGCATGAGTCTATGCCGCATATGCACCGCCACGATGGAGAGTTCTCATTGTCGAAGGTGACTTTTGATGACCGTGATTTACCGCGCAAGTTGAAGGATACAAAGATACGTCCGAAAGCCTATTATGCATATGACGTAACGAGCCAGTGCTGTATCGGATATGCTTACAACCGGACGAAATCGGTGGACTTGGTCGTGGATATGTTTAGAAATATGTTCAGGTTGCTTGACCGCAAAGGGTGGGGCTGCCCGGCAGAAGTAGAGGTAGAGAACCACTTGATGAGTCAATGGCGAGACAGTTTTTTGAGAGCTGGTGTGATGTTCCCGTTTGTTAGATTTTGCGCACCAATGAATTCGCAAGAGAAGAGAGCGGAGAATTTCAACAATGCCAAGAAACGCAGTATAGAACACCGGAATCACATTGGTATCGGGCGTTTTTACGCAAAGAGCCGTCAATATCGCACCGAGAGTAAGAAGGTGTTTGATGAGCTGAACGATACCTATGTAGAAAAAGAATATTATTCATGGGATGAGCTTATCGCTGATGACATAGAGGATATCCGACAATTCAATAATTCGCTACATCCCAATCAGAAGAAGTATCCCGGCATGACGCGATGGCAAGTGCTGGAGGCGAATATAAATCCGACACTTGCCCCTCTTGATAAAGCGATGATAGCGAGATATGTTGGAGAGCATGTCAGCACGACCATCCGCAGAAACAGCTATTGCCGAGTGTCATATACAGATTGGTGGCTCAGCAAGACTTCGGTACTTGAGAAGCTCGCACCAAACAACTACAAGGTGGATGCCTACTATCTAACAGATGAAACCGGAGAGATCACAGATGTTTACATCTTCCAAAATGATATGCTGATAGACAAGCTGCAAAATGTTGGCACCTATAATACGGCGACAGCAGAGCAAACCGAGGAAGACAAAGCTACCTTTGTGGCGCAGCGCAAAAAGCTTGCCGAATTCAGTAATTATATAAACGAAAATGCCATAGATCGGGTAGGGATTATAGAGCATAGTCATACGCCGGAATTGGTAGCAGAAGAAGCGGAAGGCACTGCAGTGGAAATAAAAGATGATATGGTGCTATATGAGATATCAGATTATGTGAGTGCCGGAGTCGAAAGCCTTTAGAATAACATTAAAACAGTGTAATAAAATGATTACAACGGACATTAAGAATAAGATTTTAGGTGCGATAAAGGCGAATCGCGCCAATTATCCGAGTGATGCAAAGCATGCAGCATCGTTGGGTATAAGCACAAGTGTTTATAGTGCCTTAAGAAATGGCAATACAGAGCGCCAGATGAGTGATGGCGCATGGATCAGTGTGGCTCGTAAGTTGGGCGTAAGCCTAAGAGGAGAGATAGAATGGAAAGCGGCAAAGACAGCGACCTTTCAATTCATTACTGCGCAATTAGAGCTGTGTCAGGCGAGCGGGCTAAGTGGTATCATGTGCGATATGCCGAATATAGGAAAGACTTTCACGGCGCGCCACTATGTATCCAACCATGCAAATGTGGTCTATATAGACTGCTCACAGGTAAAGACGAAATTGAAGCTGATACGCAAGATAGCCGGCGAGTTCGGTGTTGACAGCAAAGGCCGCTATTCTGATGTGTATGATGATTTGGTTTATTACCTACGTTCCATCCAAACGCCGATGATCATACTTGATGAAGCTGGGGATTTGCAATACGAGGCATTTCTGGAGCTAAAGGCGTTGTGGAATGCAACAGAGCGTTGTTGTGCATGGTACATGATGGGTGCGGATGGTTTGAAAGAGAAAATCAACCGTTCGATAGAATGCAAGAAAGTGGGCTACACAGAGATGCTCAGTCGCTACGGTGACAGGTACAGCAAGGTCACGCCCGATGATGGCAAAGAGCGAGAACGCTTCTTGATGGAACAGGCGAGGGTAGTAGCGAAGGTCAATGCTCCGGAGGGAACAGATATTCCGACCTTGGTACGGAAGAGCGCCGGAGGTTTGCGCCGCGTATATACCGAGATAGAGAAACTGAAGATGCGATAGTAGACATCCAGAACCAAAGACTAACCAATCATAATATCAATGGCAAAGAGAGCATACAGCCCACGAGAGATACTGAAGAAGACCTATAAGACGCTACCATGGACAGGCGAATGGGCAGCGGCATTCGGGACACCTACCGTTAATGAGACGTGGTTTATCAGCGGAGCCAGTGCATCGGGAAAAAGTAGTTTTGTAATGCAGTTGGCGCGCGAGCTATGTAAGTATGGCACGGTGTTGTACCTTAGCTATGAAGAGGGTGTCAGCCAATCGTTTCAGACACGCATAGAGCGTTTCCGCATGAGCGAAGTGCAAGGGAAATTCAGGGTTGCAATCAGTGACACCTATGAAGATGTTGTAGAACGCCTAAAGCGACCTAAGAGTCCGAACTTCGTAATCATAGACAGCTTTCAATATGCAGAATGGACGTATCCCCAAGCAGAGGCGCTGACGGAGATGTTTCCAAGGAAGAGCTTCTTATTCATCTCGCAAGAGGATAAGGGACGACCGATGGGTAAGCCGGCGGTGCGATTAAAATATATGGCAGGAGTAAAGGTGCGCGTCATCGGCTATCAAGCCATCTGCCAAGGGCGCTTCATTCCGGAACCCGGAGTTTGTTTCAAGGTGTGGGAGTCAGGAATACTCAAAACAACAAATAACATATAGCCATGAGCGAGAAGAAACATTACATCGAAATAGAGCCATCCTCAATTGGAGAGATGGTCGAAGGTATCTATAGTCCGGGGCATGTGTGTAGATATTGCAACGGAGCCGGATACTTTTGGGGAGCCGATAAGCCCGGAGGAGCGGAAAAGCAGCCATGTCCGGTGTGTGAAGGGAAAGGCGAGCTTGACGCGATGGTAACGATAGAGTGGATACCAACACAAAAAGAATAGAGATATGGTACAAGAAGTAACAAATTTTTCAAGGTTTTACACCGCGTTCAACAGACTGAATTGTGGTGGCGACCGAGAGGAATGCAAGCGGACACTCGTTGCCTCATACACAGCGAACCGCACAGATAGTCTCCGCGAGATGACTCGACAGGAATACAACGAGTGCTGTGAGGCAATAGAGATGCTGACCGGCATCGCAGAACAGCGTAAGAAGAAACGGAGCCAGTGTCTGAAGCTAATGCAGCACATGGGCATAGACACAACGGATTGGGCTCGAGTAAATGATTTCTGTAGGCATCCACGCATCGCCGGCAAGGAATTCTCCAAGCTCAATATAGAGGGACTTGAGAGATTACAGAAGAAGCTTCGAGCCATACAGAATCATGGAGGATTGAAGCATCAGAGCGCAGAGTCAGCAAAACAATCCGTCACGTATTTGGTAACCGTAACGAGCGCGAAGGCATGAGGCAGACGATGAATGATGTAAAGCAGTACATCAAAGAGATGACAGACAGTCTTGAAACAGAGGCCTACATAGAGTTCATGCGAGAACTTGGAGAGTGGGCTAATAATCAAGCAGAGTTACAAGAATACGATGATATTGATTTCAACGAATAGAATTAACCCAATAAAAAAACAACAATGAAAGAAACCGTAGAAATGACCGCCGAAGAGCGTGCGGAATTCGAGGCGTTTAAAGCCGAACGAGAGAAGAGATTGGCAGCAGAGCTACGCAAGCAGCAGCGCGCTGACTACGCCAAGATGGTAGATGAAGAAGTGGCCACCGCCATACCGGTGCTTCGCGAGCTGAGCGAAAGCATCAAGACCGTCAAGGAGACTGTCTATGGCAACTTCAATACCATTCTGAATATGAAGTCGGAGGTGCTCGGACTTGCCAAGGATGATCAATGTTCGCATCAGTTCACGAACACCGAGGGCACTATGCGCATCATCCTCGGAGTGAATGCTATTGACAACTACCGCGACACCGTCAACGAGGGCGTTGCGATGGTAAAGCAATACATCGAGGGATTGGCTAAGGATGATGACACGAAGGCGCTAGTGAACGCCGTGTTGCGCCTGTTGGCTAAGGACAGCACCGGTTCAATCAAGGCGAGCCGAGTGTTGCAGCTACGCAAGATGGCGGAAGATAGTGGCAACGACGTATTCCTTGAGGGTGTACGCATCATCGAGGAGAGCTATCAGCCGACCACGACAAAGCGTTTCGTTCGCGCCCAATATAAGGGAGAGAACGGGGCATGGATAAACATTCCCTTATCAATGACCGATGTGGAATGAACATGGAAAGGGAAGTTAAGAAAGAAGCAAAAGTAGCCCTGTGCCGTAGATGTCACGGCACGGGCGAAATTGTCAGAAGACAGCGAGGTGACGCATTGGAGCCTAGAGACTTCACGAAACTTGACAAGGAAGATTGCCCGCAATGCCAAGGTAGCGGCAGAGTAAAGGTGAGCTGCGTAATGAAGCTCAAGATAGAACCATATCAACCCTTAAAAGAAGGCAAATAAGCCAATGACAGAGAAAAGGCGTGGCGTAAGCTACGAAAAGCGAGTAAAAGAGATAAACGGGATATATGACCGTTATGCCAAACAAGGAGTACCGAACAGGGAAATATGGCGGCGGTACATATATCCGGTTTATGGAATCAGTGAGCGGACTTTCTATAACATATTGAAAGCTCCGCTCTCGCCACGCTTTATCAATACCATAAATAGCTATCCCACATTGTTTGATTTTGAGCAGTAATGAGTAACGATATAGATGTCATAATAAAGCAGATTCTACGAGATATACAGGTAGAATTGAGTGATGAGTTTGACAAGAATTTTGAGCGTCAGGCGTTTTTCACTGAGCAGTGGGCGAGGCGCAAGAGCCCGACGCGCCAAGGAGGTTCAACACTAATTGATACCGGACAGTTGAGAAGAAGTGTAAAGAGCCGGATATCGGGTAGTAGCATCGTGTTTCAATCAGACTTGCCGTATGCGTCCATTCATAATGATGGAGGCGAGATAAAAGTGACCGAGAAGATGAAGAAGTATTTCTGGTATCGGTATTATGACTGTACCGGTTCGTTTGGACGCAGGAAGGATGGAAGCCTGAGGAAGGATAAGCGCACCGTACAGTTATCCACGGAAGCCGAATTTTGGAAGTTTATGGCATTGATGAAGGTGGGGAGAACAATAAAAATTCCCAAGAGGCAATTCCTTGGAGTTTCACCTGAAGTAGAGAAGTCAGTACGGGAGATTATCGAGGAGAATATAACAGAATATTTAAACCATATAGAGATATGAGAAAGGAACTATACGAGGCCATCAGCGCAAGGCTAATGGCAACCGGTGCGATAAGATATGTAGATTTATGGAACCGGAACGTGGAATTTATAGAACAGGAAGAGAATTGGGAACGACCTGCAGTATTTGTCGAGTTTGACCCGATAGTATGGAGTCGCACCAAGGAGCGATATTTGAGAACCGTGTCTACTATAAAGCTACATATTGTGACGGATTGGGTAGGTTCGGCCTCAACGGTCAGTGATAATCGGGATGATGCGTTGAGTGTGTTTGATCTTCCCGAAATAGTAAGGAAAGCGATAGAGGGGATGGCAGAAAGGGACTGCTACTACTCCGTTGCGCTCATTGAGAGCCATACAAACCATAATCATGAGGATATACTTGAGAATATCGAGGTGTATCAATACAAGGGCATAATAGCGATTTAGTTTGGCTGTGTGGGGCTGTAATAAGAGAGACCGTCAACATATAGGGTAGGCGGTCTCTTGGCGTTATAAGGATTAAAGGAAGGCTCAAGCGGCGATATCGGGAGAGGAGTATATCATAATGTCGGTGTATGACGAACTGTAGTTCATGTGGGCATTAAATTCTTTCCGAATGCAGTTGGCAAAAGGATTTCCAAGATTTGGGTTTCGTTGCATCCAGTCGCATAGTTCGGTGATGCAAGATTTGTTGGAGGTGAAGTAAATGAAGTTGTGTCCCGACAGAACGGAAAGGACATCGAGGTAGTCAGCCAGGCGCCAATGCATTCTATAAGTACCCACCTCGGTGGAGAGGTATGGAGGGTCAACGATAAACACTACCTTAGGATTGTCTTTGTATTTATCGAACAGTTCACGATAGTCGCATGAAGTGATTTCAAGACCGGAGAGGTAGTCTTGGCAAAAAGGATAGCTTTCTTTTCGGACATTGTTGTAAAGAGTTTCCTTGCTCATTTCATCGATGGAGAGTTTGTATTTCATCGAGAACATAAGTGATGAAGATATGGTGATGAAGTCGATATAACCATTGTCTTTTAGCTCCTGCCTCAAGATATCAAAGATTTGATCACGAGCGTCGCCGGTGATAGCCTTGTGCCTGTCGAAACGGGAGGAGATTGGTCTGATTTTATCAAGCAGGGCATTTGTCTTAGGAATGTTATCAATGCGTTTTCGGTAGTTGTCGAAGTCGTTGTATATAACTTTCGCATTTGGATGAATGTGTTTGGTGATGTGAGACAGGAGGCCAGAGCCGCCGAAAAGATCCACGAAAATGGTGTCGTCGGAGTAGTGTTGAATAACATCCATGAAATGACGAGCGAACATGCGTTTTTGACCTACGAAAGGAAGAGGTGCGGATAGGTATAATTTAGAAGCCATAATTTTACTATTTTATAAAACAGGCGCAAAGATAGGGTGCATCGAGGAAGAATTCAGCGTGAGCGATAATAATTACACTGCATTGAAAGTGCACTCGGATTTGAAACGGCGGAGGATGGAATATACCTTACGTTCGCTAATGTTGTATTTGTCTGCGAGGATGGCGACAGCATAAGAGACTTTGTCACCATTATTGACGAGTTTGCGATAGTCGGCGAATAGGTCGATGTAAAGAGTGTCATCGAGGCGGATGCCGGCAATCCTAAGTCGGTTGATTAGTTCTTTGTTAAAATTCAGTATTTCAAATATTGTCATGTTAATAAAAATGCTTAATTTTGCAGTGTCTCACTTATTCAACAACAAAAACAACCCACAAGGGAGGAAGCTCGAGAAAGGCATAATGCCCCCGGCGAGTTTCCCCCCTTGTGGGTTGTTAAGAGTAAGTGAGACGACTATTAACAGGCCGGGGGCATTTTTTATACCTACCCCCGAAGGGTAATTTTAGAGTTGGTATTTATCCCAATCAAATTCATCTTTGAGTTTCCAACCGGCAGAGATGGCGTTGCGAATGTGGCTACTTGCCTGGGTATAGAAGTCAGAAAGGGATTCAAGAGAGTTGAAAGAGTAGTAGAAAGGCTCTTGGTCGTCTCCGAATTTGAAAGTGACCGGGAGGTTTGCGCCGTTAGTTTGTACGGCGAGGTCATATTCACGTTTGTAATTTAGCTGATTAGTTTCCGATAGCCAAACCGGGTGACCATCGAAAGAGAAACCTGAAAGGATGTTGTTGTCGGTGTTATTATTGCACCATTCAATAACAACGGCCTTGATTTCGTCCAAAGATGGTTTATGGTCGAATTCTTGTTCCATAAAAGAACCGTTACCATTGTCATCGGATTGGAAGTCCCAACGGACGCGCCATTTGCTACGAACGGGGTTGATACATTCGATAGGGGCAGATTGTGGGTTTCCTTGAATTCTATTCATTATGTGAAAACGTATTTGGTTTTACCTTTGCCAAAGGTTTCAGCTCTGATGGTGGTTTCAAAGGGGAAACCGTTAGGCATATCACTCACTTGCTGGAGAATGTTTTTCATCTCCTCAGAGTTGGTAAAGAATTTTTTGTCGATGCCGTTGTGCTCAATAGAGACGACACAACGGTCTTCGCCTTGAGAGGTTTTAACGCCTACCTCAAAGTCGCGGACAATGATGGGAAGGTTTACCAACTCGCGGATGCTAACCACCGCACCCGGGAAACGTTTCTTGCCGTCTTCGGGCTTGTAGGAAACGTTCAAGTCTTTAAAAGATTTCATTTTTTTGCCTGTTAATTTATTAAACAACGTGTTGCACTGAGCGTGCTTAGCCATACCGTAGAAAGATGCGACGAGGACACTTCTGCGTTTACGGCTTTTAACTTCGGACATCTTACGGGCGAATTTTTGTTTAATCCGCTTACGAATGAGGGCATGATCGGGATATATGACATATCCTAGTGCATCGATGCCTTCGGAAACGGGGAATACCCGTTCGTGGTGAATCACAAAGCCCAGCGGTTCCAAGAGGGAATGAATAAGATTGTGCGCCTCCCAACACTCTTTTTTAGAAGGCATCAACACCTGACCGTTGTCACAGTAACGGTAGTAGTGTTTAATGCGGTGTTGAGATTTAAGAGGGTGGTCAAGATGAATGGAAAGTAAGAGGTTTTCGAGACCTTGAGATGACCGAAGGCCGAGGCTAAGACCTTGAGGCATCATAGTGATGAAACGGTCAAGCATGGCTATCAGTTTTGGGTCTTTAAATACAGTTCTTACAGCCTCCATAACTTTAGATTGACTGGTTGACTCATAGCACTTTTTAATGTCGAACATATAGCA